CTTCTATAGACTTTAAAACAGTTTGCTCTTTTGGAGCAGTACTAGAATAAGAACGCTCATCATAAATATCAGTTAAATAACTAAATTGCCTTGATTGGCTTGACCATCCAATTATATGGGTTTCATTTTGTTTATCTAATGTAATCATTTTTTGAGATGAAAAGTCCATTGCAGGCATTCCAGAAAACATAAATTGTAAATTAGTTTCAGCTTCAGCGGGAAGAGGTAATCCATTAAATTGACTATTCCAATGAATAGAAAGACCATGAAATTTAGCGTGTGTATATTTATTGCCCGAACCTTGATAATCTGTAATATTTTGTTTTGTAGTATGATTAAAAGGTTGACATTCATATAAAACCTTAGCATTTACTTTTGCACCAGATGATAATTGTGCATAATTGTTACTTGAAACAGTAAATGACTTTACACTTGTACCCTCTGTGCCAGATACTATGCTGGCAACTTGTCCAATAAAGCCATTTCCAGCATCAGAAATATCGGTTTGATTTGATGTTTCATACAAATAATCACCAACCCAAATAGGAATACCATTTGGATCGGTAGAAAAAGTTCCATCTCCATTATCTCTATGTACAATCACAGTTGTACTTCCTTGGTCAAAAAATAATTGGACATTCCTAGTCCAGTTTGTTATTTCAACCGTAAATTTTGAACCATCAGTTGTTCCTGATGGGAATAACTTTATTAAATACTCAACTTTTCTAGTATGAATATAACTGCCTGTAACAGTTATATTTGATTCATAAATTTGAGCCATTAATCTACAATGCCTCCGCCACTTGGAGCGATGTATTTACCAAGAGTTACTGAACTAACCCCTTTTACACCGCCAGTAGAAAATCCCCCAAAAGCACTTAGGTAAGAATCTGTTTTTCTTCCCTTTATTTTTCCCTCACTAGTTATAGTTTCTATATCTAAAGAATAATCGGCCGCTTGAGATGGAATATCTTTTGTATCTGGAGTAGAAATAATACCCAAATTAAATGTTTTTATTTCTGCAATTACTTTAGGCATTGCCGTCTATTAACTCCCCATCTACAACTGTTTTTCCATTTATAATTGTACATAAATTTACAT